ATGCTCTATGAAGTAGGCATAAACACCCAGCAGCATTTTGGAATAACCAACACGGGCAGACTTCACCACATTCACCTCGCGGATGTAGTCGCTGCCCATCGCATTCATGATGGCCCGCTGAAAGGGCAGTGTTTCCCAGCGCCCTTCCTGGTATGCGGATTCTTTCGGGAGATAGTAACTGGCATCCGCCCATTCAACGGCAGTCTGTGGCTCCGGCCTGAACAGGGCTCGCAGCCCGGCGCGTACATCACGCCGCAGAATATCAATCTGACTGTTCGATATATTCACTCAGCAACCCCGGTATCAGTTCATCCAGCGCGGCTGCTTTGTTCATGGCTTTGATAATATCCCGTTTCAGGAAATCAACATGTCGGTTTTCCAGTTCCGGAAAACGCCGCTGTACTGAGAGAGGGATCCCGTCAAGAATACTGGCAATTTCACCTGCGATCCGTGACAGCACGAAAGTACAGAATGCGGTTTCCACCACTTCTGCGGAGTCTCTGGCATTCTTCAGCTCCTGGGCGTCAGCCTGCGCACGCGTAAGTCGATGGCGTTCGTACTCAATAGTCCCAGGCTGGAGATCTGCCTCGCTGGCAGCCCTGTAATCCTCAACCTCTTTACGGAGTTTTTCATTTTCGATATCAGCTTCCCTCTGCGCATACCACTGAATTGCCGTGGCGGTATCAAATACAGATTCAACGCCCTTACCACCTCCGGAGACGCAAGGGAGCCCCTGAGACTGCCAGCGTTCAATCGTTCGCGGATCCACGTTGAAAATTTCGGCAAGTTTCTTTTTATTAACCTTCATGAAACAGTCTCACAACAAATACAGGATCCGACATGAAAGTGCCCGAAAATGACTTTTTCAGGCGTTTTCATGTCGGACCTTTACGGATTCGATATTAGAAAAAACAAATAGTTATGTTCGAGAAGTACCGACATGATTTTCCCCGGAAAATTTTCATAAATAGCGAAAACCCGCGAGGTCGCCGCCCCGTAACCTGTCGGATCGCCGGAAAGGACCCGCAAAATGATAATAATTATCATCTACATGTCACAACGTGCATCTACGCCATCAAACCACGTCAAATAATCAATTATGACGCAGGTATCGTATTAATTGATCTGCGTCAACTTAACGTAAAAACAACTTCAGACAATACAAATCAGCGACACTGAATACGGGGCAACCTCATGTCAACGAAGAACAGAACCCGCAGAACAACAACCCGCAACATCCGCTTTCCTAACCAAATGATTGAACAAATTAACATCGCTCTTGACCTGAAAGGTTCGGGTAATTTTTCAGCGTGGGTTATTGAAGCCTGCAGAAGAAGATTAATTAATGAAAAATATTCTCAATTTGTACCCAACAAAGACAAACACGACCAGAGCACCTGTTCAGACAGGTTTACTTAAACGACTTATATATGACACAAGAAGCGACCACTAAAGTCGCTTTTTCTTATGGTAACAGGCAATAACTCTCTCAGATATTTTTTAGCATTTTTTTGACCGCGCGTTTCCGGACGTATTCTGTTCTCCTGTCCCTTTATATCGTCGGAATACCCGCCGCTCTTCAAATCCCATTCCCAACTCAGAATGTAGTCTGTTGACCGCTTGTTTTATTTCGGTCAGGTTCACCGGTGAAACCGGAGTCCGGCGCGCCTTACGCAAACACTCTGCTCGTTTCTGTGCCGCCACTTTTCTTTTCTGGTCATCACTTAGCTGTACCATCACTTTTGCCCATCGTTCAGCTGCTCTCCGGTACAGTCCTTTTTTCTCCAGACATTCTGCCACGTGATCATGTAGCATAAGTGACCTCCGATTATCTACAGACTGCCATCCTGAATTTACCTTCCCTTAATGAAATAACAATAAAAAACAACCACGCAAAAACAATAAAACAACACACAAAAAAAACTAAATAATAAACAAAAATAATCACCTTGTTTTATTATTTTTTGAGGGAGCAATTACTGAACAAAAAACGCTGACTATATACTCAAAACCAAACAACTATTCTGCCAATCAGGTATCATGGCAACACACGGAATTACCGTGTTTTGCCTTCTCTGCCCATACAATACGGGCATATACTTCATTCTCTATTGTAATATTTCTATCCATGTGCCCCACTCCATTCACCTGTAAATAATATTCAAAATATTTATCACAGAAATCGTTTTTGGCCATGAACTGAGCACACTATAAAGTCCGGAACTGACTCTTTGTTAAATTACCTTAACGTTACCAGTAACACCTTCATAACAAAACATCACGGTATACACTGGGTACGGATATATTCCTGTGCTCCTTCCAGTTGCTTCTGCATTGCCATCAGCCGTTCTCTGAGGATGAAATAATCCCGTTCAGCGGCTTCTGCCAGTCGGGGACCGGTTGCATTATCCACGCCGGAGGTGATGGGGGCTTTACGCAAGGAGCCTGGACAGTTGGCGTTGATGCGCAGGCGCTTACGACCAGCGGCAACATCAGCACGCAGAGTTTCATTTTCAGCTCTCGCATCGGCTAATTCCCTCGAGTATCTGGCATCAAGTGCAGCGACATCACGCTGGCGTATCTGCATATCAGTAATTGTCGCGTTCGCCAGCTCCAGCTCACTGGCTTTTTTATCGCGCTGCTCTTTGTAGATGATGGCGTGATCACGGTAATGATTCAGCCCCAGACTAAGCGCACCACAGGCCACCAGCAGGACAATGATAACCACGCACAGAACACGGTTCATATCACCACCAACGGATTGCCCAGACCAGAACAGCAATGGCCACAATACGAATGGCAAAAGCTGCCGCTCTTGTTAAATCCAGACTGGCGTCTCCACTTCAATGCCTTTCATAATGGACAACCTCAGAAAGAATCTTTTATACTTCCTCACAGGGAAAGTACCTCCCTACCCATAATTTCTCCCTTGCCTTACTCAAGGTCAGAAAACACAAAACCCCGCTTGCTGCCAACAAACGGGTTTTTTACTTTTATTCACTTAGGTTTTACCAGTTTTCAGGATTTCGTGTTATCCACCCGCGTTGGCCAACGTCATTTTTCAGGAAAATATTCTGCTATCTGTCGATGTCCCAGCACGCCAGCGCGCTCTCCTGGTCACGCCGTGAGACCTGACCGTAGCAATTATTTGAACGGATACGGCAGTCTCTGCCACCGTCCTTAATCCACCAGCGAATCGCCTCACAGGCACCTTTTCGATCGCCTGCATTAATTCGTTTATAAAACGTCGACGGGAAGCACTTACCGGGGCCAATGTTGTACGGACAGAATGACGCGATCCCCGCTTTCTGGGGTTCGGTCAGCGGCACCCGGATGTTTTTCTCCACCCATGCCAGCGCCTTATCACGTTCAATAGCGTTAACCTGGTCGCATTTTTCCTTCGTCAGTTTCATGCCAGGAATAACAGGCTTACCATCCACCCGGGTGGCTCCACGGCAGATGGTCCAGATACCCGCACCATCACGGTATGCCGTGGTGTGGTTACCTTCCTTTTCATCCAGAAACTGGTCGAGGATTTCAGGCGCAGACGCCCCTGCACCAATCAGCGCCAGAACGGCAGCCGACAGGCCGTATTTGATTTTTGCGTTCATGGATATTTATCAGGATTTATCGGTTCCGAATCCCTGGATATGTTAAGCCTTCACCCCACCAGTGGTGGGCACTGGCGGGTTCTTAATTTCCCCGGATGATCGTGGATTACATTCCACCAGGAGATTACTTATGCTTATCTATCCAGCGGCAGACCTCCGTTTACAGGGACGCAGAGCACAACCATGGGATAAAACAACCACTCATAAATATCGTCCCGGTCAATATTATGACTTTCGTAAACACCCGGAACTGATCGAGACACACCTTGAGGATTTTGTTGAATATTCAGACAGACAAGCGATTCAGACCTTTTTTTCTTTTGTTAAGTGGATCAACAGCAATTCATCTGCATTCGAGAGCACGGACTGCATGTTTTCAGGAACACCAAAGGTTGATGAATACGCCCCGGTATTTGGTTGCACCCATGCGTCATCTGGCCGCTTCGAATTTTTGTTTCGCGATACGAAAATAAACCAAAATGAGCGAGCTGTCGGATGGGTACTTAACAAACTATCGCTCTACCTTCAGAAAGAACGGCCCGATTTTTGTAAAGGAACCTTTGGCATCGTTCCCCTCATGACGGAATATACCGACTCCGGCGGTAACGAGTTCACCGGTTATCGTATTTGTGTCTATTTCGATGCTTACGGGAATGGAACAGAGGATACCTGGACTTCTCTCAACATCATGTTTGATGGCCTCATGAAAGCCACCAAAAGAATGAGCAATGAAACAATCACTGGCGAGATGCGTCCCCTTTAAAAAATTATCCAGAATCTCACTATTTGCAGAGCGCTCTCTGTTTTTTTGAATACGGAAACACTCTGCGAGATTTCTGCTCATCACTTTCCGGCAATAATCGTAAAACGCCGCGAACTGCTCATCACGGCGTTTTTTTTCACCTTCGGAAGGGATCTGCACCGACAGTTTTTTATTCAGTTCAACGACGCTGTTCTCCAGTTTTTCAATGCGTGATTCGATATCATCTTTTTCTGACTGTATCGTGTTATATGCATTGTTAATTTGTATGGTATACCGCTCTTCTGAACAGAGGCGCTTTTCCGGCAACGGTTCGTTCCCTTCACATAACCCGGCAGCAATATCCATGAAAAACTGCTTCGCCTTCTTTTTCGCCTCAGCTTCGTAAAACTCCAGCGGGGCACCTTCAACACGATCAAGATCAATCACCACATTTGGCAACAACAGTGACGTATACCCACCAGTTTCCAGCGCCACAGTAACAGTAATCTTATCCGGGTAAATATTTATCCCTTTAACAACCAGTTCGTATTGTTTATTCATCGTCTACTCTCCCCGCGCCGCCTTACGACGGTCCTCTCTGATTTTGAAATACAGGTTAGTAAGATACGTCAGCAGGCCAAACAGCAGACTCCCCAGCACACCTATCGCCACCCACTGGGACGGAGAGACTTTGTCCAGCAGCTGCAGTAACCAGTATCCCGTCCCCACCGCTGACGTGGTGTATGACACACCTGTTGTGATTTTTTCCATCTGATGTATGTCTCCGTCACCGCCGACAGAAAATGAAAGTAAAGAAAACAAAAAACCGCCAGTGTCACCCACTGACGGCCAACTCCGGGAGCCGTGATTATGGCATTCAGGCTCTGCTAAAAATGCCAGATAACATTCCGGCCTCCCCTGATTCAGGTTATAAATGACACAATATCTTGACAACACCCGTCACTGTCTGTCAGAAAATATACCGCCAGGCATAAGTATCATGTGAAATCCAACTATCCTTCTGAGCCAGCACCTCTCCACCGAAAGTCAGTGCTGGCTGTTTTTTCCTTAATAAAGCATCTGTAACTGAAACAATCCGCATATTGATAATATATTGACAGGCATCATTGCTGTCTGTGAAAAATAAGTCTCTACAAACATATAAGGCCTTTTAGCCAGCGTCTTCTTTCAGGTCAGTCGCTGGCTCTTTTTTTATTATGCTGCCGGTGCATTTATCTCCAGCACCAGACTTTCTATCTCAACGCCATACGCTGCATTTTTTGTAACATCCGTCAGCGTCAGCGCATTCAGTCCCAGTGTCAGACTGTCTTTTATAACCTGGAATGCCGGGCCAGCCACTCCATTCAGTTTCGGAGTAACCGTGGCACTGCCGGCGGTGAACACCAGCTCCAGCGTCTGCCAGTCGTTACCGTAATCGCCGAACTCCCCCAGCTTCGTGTTTCCGGCTTTCCTGTGATGCATCAGATTCACTCTGCCGTCAGTGGTCTGAGTGAAGTACGACATCAGGAACGGATTACCGGTACCCGTCATCGCCACACCATCAGGAACGGGAGCATCCGTATACAGATAAATCCCCAGCCCGAACTGATTGTTGGTCAGTGCGCCTGACAGGCGGAACTTACAGGTCAGTCTGCCGCCCTGTGTCAGCAGGGTAATTGCGTCATCCACCGGATGCGTCAGGGACCAGGTTTTATTGCTCTGCTTGGTGATCTTAAATACACCATCTGACAACTGAATTCCGCCATCCTTAATGCTCCAGCCCTGCGCAGCAGCCTCTCCGGCTGCCGGCAGCAGGGAGATTGTGCGAACGGACGTATCTGCAGACGGACCCGATGGCGTGTTGCCGCGGGCGAGGGTTTGATTTCCGGTGCCTTACCACTGATGAAGGCGGAGGTGCGCCCGGCTGCGTTCAGAATAGCGGTTGCCAGACGATCCGGAATAATGCTCCTGCGCGCCCATGAACTGAAATGTGTCGGGCGGTTTGATGATACCTGGTTTCCATTCGTTCTCGATGCCGCACCGTAATATCCTGATGCCGGAATATCCGGATCTTCTGCCGGCGCGTTAGTGGCGGTATTGACACCGTTACCGTCTGTCATGAAGGGCACAAAATAAACGCCCTCACTCTCCCTGTTTTTATACCCGCCGTACACGGTGTCGTACTGGGTAGCGTATGTATTTTTCCAGTAATACGTCGTGTCACCACAAATCCACGGCACATCTGCAGCACTGCCACCATGGCACTGCGCGTTAAACACGGAGAGGTCAGCACGAAACTGTGTCAGCATGGCTGTAAACAGCGCAGGTTGCTGTGCGTGGGTGGCGGCGCTCATGTCAAACTCTCCCTGCATCCAGCACACCGCCAGCAACACATTTTTCGGGTTCTTCTGTAATGCAGCTTTAGTGCGCGCAATCAGGTCCTGATATAACGGTTTACCCACACCCCAGCGTGCCGAATCCTGGCTGGCCCCCGTGTCCGCACTGAATGTCCCCTCCGCGCCCTGGGTGAATGCCGAACCACCACGACAGCATGGTACCAGCAGGATCCCCGCGTTATTCGGGATATACGGGAGCAGTTTTTTGGCAATATGTAAGCCCTGGCCGACACAGCCGTACTGCCCTTTGCTCAGGTCTGCCTTCGGATGATTCAGCGTACTCATATCCTGCACATCATGCAGGCAGTGGTCGGCCGGAATAATATCGTTATATCTGCATGCAGCCCCACCCGGCGTAACTGTACTGCGGCGCGCCAGCTGTTTAATGCGCGGATCCGGAGCATCGTATGAATCCGGCAGCGGAAGCCCTTCACCGTAAGCCATGGCATTGGACTGCCCGGCCAGTACGATGACGTAGTACCAATCCGGCTCAGTTGCACCACTGACCACCACATCACCTTCTGCTGTAATCGCCTGCATCAGGGTATAAGGGGTTATGGCCACCGGACTACCAAACGGCTGCCAGCCCTCTTTCAGTTTGTGTGTCAGCTTTTCCGCAAGGTCTGACGGCGACGCCGCCCTGACAACATCATAATGTTTAATCGACATCGAATTTCTCCCGTGTACAGGAACAGAGTTAAAAAGCCGGAACCGGAATCAAATTACAGGATGGCCATCTGCCAGTGGCTGGTCGTAAAAAAAAGGCCACGCCATGCGCAGCCGGAAATAAAGGGATAACGATGATAGTTTGAGAAAAACAGAAACAACACTTTTGCGGCAAAGCATGGTGCCGGGTGCCTCCCGGTGAATTCAGTATCAGCACCTGAATCCGCGATTATCCCATATACCTGGTTGCTGATCGCCCCTCCGCACAGGGGGATTCACCATGCAGTAGTATTTTTAATAAACAGCAAATAAAAAAATCAAGCATTATGCAGGCTGTTTCTTTTTATCACCGGCCACAGCAATACCACAATGCCGCAGACCAGCACCCCATCCGCCAGCACCGACATGATTCTGCTGGTGAAATCCACCATCACCACCAGAAACAGCAGGAGTGCAGCCACAGCCAGGCGCAGTTTTACCGTCACTGGTGATTCTCCAGACGAAGACCCAGAACACCGGCAATCTCTTCCAGCACCTTGCGCTCTTCCGGCTCAATTTCGCCGTCTGCCTCCGCAATGGCCACCGCCACATCCAGCACATCTTCCGCTTCACGCGTATCGTGTTTCACATCTTCAATTTCACGCAATGCCGCTCGACGACCAATTTTAAAGTTCGTATCCAGCTGACCGATAATGGTTGCGCTAATCGCATTAATTTCTGACGTAAACGCGGACAACGCAGGCTGGTTACGCAAGATCTGCTCGATCTTCGCTTTCTCTGAAGCCTCACATTCACCATCTGCATAGGCCACCAGATAGGCAGCATTAATAACCGCCTGTGCCAGATCACGTTTCTCAAACTTTTTAATTTCCACTGCCGCTCGGCGGGCTTTTTTACCAAAAATACCAAACATCGTGACGTTCCTTTGGGTGGGTGAGCCAACGCCCGGGAGCGATCTGCCCACAGAGAAAGTCACACTGACCACTCCGTAAGCTCACCCCCGAAAGGCTCTGTGGTTGATATGCGCCGGGCGTGGCGCGGATACAAAAAAGGCCGCCAATAGCGACCTCAGTTACGGGATTATTCTGGGGTTAAACGACTGTTACTCCCCCCAGACAAAATCATCACTTCCTGTTCGATGCGAGCCATAGTGAACCTCGTACTTATCTCCCATCTTTCTTGCTTCCGTTTCTGCGTCTTCCTCTGTCGCAAAAACCCCAACAAGATGCCAGGGCGAGCTTCTTACCACAGCCCAACCTTTAACCCATCCTTTGTTGTCCTTATCTTCCATTAACACTTCAGAAACAAACATATTTATCTCCTTGTGGGTACCCAGAGATATTTTATGATTGCTCCCGGTCAGATCAATAAAGTGGCTTCAATTTTGCCTTAATGATCAAATCAGGGTGATTGACGGAATCGTACACCACCTCAATATTTTCATCCGTGGCGTCGATAAGATATTCTTTTACATAAGGACCTGTTGATTTTCCATGAAATACATCTTCAACAAGTACACTCTCCCCCTGAACAACACGAAAACTAACTTCTGTTTCGAACGGACCAATCGTCACCATCAGTTTTTTCACATAGCCTCCTGATAAGCACTCGATTTATTAGTTAATGGTGTAACGCAGATACAAAAAAAGGCCCGCAAAAGCGAGCCAAGTAAATAAATATGGCGCGTTGTACTGGATTCGAACCAGTGACCGATTGCTTAGAAGGCAATTGCTCTGTCCGACTGAGCTAACAACGCATGATGCTGATAATGGACCGCCATCGGGAACTTGAACCCCGCACAGCCAGCTTCGAAGGCTGACGCTCTATCCCGATGAGCTAATGGCGGTATGTGATGGTGGCCCTTGCTGGATTTGAACCAGCGACCTGGCGATTATGAGTCGCTCGCTCTCACCACTGAGCTAAAGGGCCGGGCGCAGGATAATAACGGTACGTAACTAATTCTGCAATATCATCCGTTCTGACTGACTACATTCTGAACTTCCCTGACCGTCTGCTCAAAACGCCCGCTCTCCAGCTCAACGCCAATTGCACGACGCCCCAGCGCCATTGCTGCTTTGACGCTACGGACATAAAAAAGCCAGCCACTGGGGGAGGCTGGCGAAACTCGTAGAGCAAAAGTGTTGTTACACTAACTTCGTCACAGGGTTATCCTGCAATACTCAAAATACACAATATTTACAAAACTAATAGTATACAAGGCGATCTTTAAGATTTTGTTATTAATTGTGGTCGCACCTTCCTTTCTGTGTACTTTCCGTATAGCTCACAGGATTCTGGGTACAAAAAAACCCGCGCATCGGCGGGTTCTTAAATCTTATCAACGGTAGACATACAAAGCCCATCATTGGAAATCTTATCCATATTTTTGAAAATGCAAGCATCATGTCGTCATCTTCGGCGAAAACCATTTATCTTGTCACCTTTCTCAATTGTATCTCTGCATATGCTTCTTCCTGCCAGCACTTTGTAACCAGTTTATCAATGACATCTGCATATCCTTTGTACCACTGATAATCCGTCAGGTCTGGTACCAGCTTCTGGACATGAAGCCGCGCCAGTGTGGTTGGTAAACTGCTAAACCGGTTTCCATTGCAACGCCCACAAACCTTATAAACAGGCGTGCCATGAAGCCGGGTTCTTTTTTCATCCAGGACAATACCTTTACCCTTGCACCCTCTGCATGCTGTGCTGACTTCTCCCTTACCATGACAATGCTGACATAGTTCCTTCACCCACTCTTCCTTAATAACAGATTCCCCGCTTCTGGAGTGTTTCACCACCTCGCGCAATACATTATGAAATCCAGTACCAGCACAATGCTCACAGCGAGCCTTACTTGCCGCAGACCTGGAATAATCAGCAAAGGCAAAATTCACAAGGTAAGGAATGATCTGTAGCCGGGTTTCTTCACTCAATTTATTCAATGTCGGGTTATCCAGTGCCATCGCGTAATTGAGCAGACCTTCAATCGCAAACTGAGGATCCTGAACACCAACTTTTGCCAGGAATAAAGCAAACCCAAGCGGTGCTTTTGACTGCACCATCCCCTGCGCAGCCATCACATCCGTAATTGTTAAACCACCAGAGCCTGTCGCCGGTGCGTCATCGCTCAGTTTTGGAGATTTCGGGGAGTAATATTTCGGTAAGGCTTCAAGGTTCATGCTCGTTCTCCACTTACGCCAGTACGCCAATTGCCAGCGCACGATCGATAAAACGAAATATCAGCTCCAGCTGAGAGCCATACTTCTCTTCAAATGCCACGGTATCCGCATGAAGCTCGTTGTGATGCTCCCGACACAGCGGTAGCGTGAAAATATCGTGAGATTTTGTCCCCATTCCGCCCTGACCATGACCAATCAGGTGATGGGGATCGTCGGCTGGCTTACCACAACACGCACACGGCTGTGTCTTTACCCAGCGTGTGTATTTCTCATTTACCCAGCGGCGACGTTTAGGTCGTTTCATGAAGGATTCCGGAGACTCCGGATCAACGGCAATGCTGACCACCGTCTTTTCCTGTGGTGGGTTCTGTTGCTGGTGGGTGTGAGACGGTAGCGCAATATTTTTTGTGCGCTGCTTCAGTATGCTGGTGGCGGTCTGTTCTCCCGGTATGATGTCGCTTTCACGGTATACGGAGCGGATTTTTTCCGCACGCAACCCCAGCGAACGACGTAATACCGCTTCCGGTAGCGCGTCCGCCACCTGATTGCGGACCGCCCACCAGGATAATTCAGCCAGCGATAATTCCCGTTCCTGTATGCCATTCATTGCGTGGCGGATGACGTCAATCATCCATGCTGACAGGTTTTGTTGAGCAAGTTGCTCGAGTGATTCTGATGTCTGGTCGCGCAGCTGGTTGTCACAGTGCCAGCACAACACCATCGCGCCGGTACCATAACGGTGAATGACTGTTTCGCTGTGATGATAATCGCCGTGTGGCCACTGGCAGGATTTCACGTGACGTAATAACCAGTCAGACAGTGCACCTGCACCACCTGCTGCACGAATAACCCGCTCATCGCTGAAAAATGGCAGTAATGTTTTATCCTCTGCCAGCGGCTGGCGAACGGCAGGAACGACTCCGGACGGCAGACCGCGCATGTTTTTCGGTTCCGGCTCCACCAATATTCTGCCGTTATGGAATACTGACATTGATTCACGGCCTGGCTTAACGATAACCAGACCGAGTTCCGGTACCAGAACAGGTCGAAGTAATACCCGCACGTTACCTCCAGATGCGCTGCTGGAATGTGCGGGACGGACGCGGTGGGCGTTCGGAATAAGGGAGCCTGGCGGAGATTATCCAGTGACGACGATCGAAGCTGAGATCTTTCTGAAACTCGTAACCACGCCTGCGGTAACACTGGATCAGCCATTCGGCCTGTTCTTCAGTGCATAGGGGATGCTGGAACCAGTCGGTTTTAAATACGTGCGAACACCGTCCTTGCCTACTGGCAAGGGCGGCAGAATTGTGCAATCTGCTATCGTGCGCCATCGGGATCTCCGGTGGCACGGTGTTTCTCAGCGACGGTTCAAGTCAGCCTGATTTTATAGCTGCTTCTGAATATCATCAACAGGTAATCCTGCCAACTCTCTTACCTCAGAAAGAAGAGAAAGGCTTACAACAACCTCATTACTTCGCATAACAAAACCACATTGAAAAGAACCATCACTGTTTCTGTAAACAACAACCGGGCGCGTGCTCTCATAAAACCCCGGGATCAAACTGGCTGGGATTTTCACAACACCTCCTGACGTAAAGGAAATGAAATGCATTATCGCTTCTCTCGGACTATAACCATGAAAAGAGACGCATTTCACTCAGTAAATCTGAGGATTTTATGCGCAAGAACAATGACTTTTTCTGTCTGCCGTTTATACAATCTGAATTACGTCTGTTTTTTGAACACCGATAAATCAGCAAGCATTCTCAAATAAAGATTGCCTCCATAGTCCACATGGTGTAACACTATGTGTTATATAAAATGCAGAGGCAGGTATGCGAATTTTCAAAAACGCCTGGTTTGAACGTTTCGCTCGAAAACATCGGATTTCCGATAAATCGCTGCGCAAAATCGTGGAGCAGGCCGATAAGGGGATCATATCCGCAAATTTGGGTAGTGGTGTCATTAAACAAAGATTAGCCCGAAGTGGTGGCGGAAAATCAGGCGGTTACCGGACAATAATTTTTTACCGCGTTGCAGAAAAAGCCTTTTTCATCTACGCATACGCAAAGAATGAACGAGAGAATATCACTGCTATAGAGGAAAATGCTTTTCGAAAAGCCGCTCCCCATGTCCTCAATCTTACTGATGAACAGCTGGCACAATTGATTCAACAAGGCCAGTTCACGGAGGTACCCAATGAGTAAAAATTACCGCAGTGATGCACTTGCATCTGTACATGAAATGATGGAGTCACTCCATGATATCGGTGCAATCACAAAACAAACTATGCGCGAATTCGATGAAACTTGTCTTCAGCCTGCGCCGGTAATGTCTCCGGAAAGGATCCGTGCACTGCGAGAACGAGAGCATCTGTCTCAACCTGTTTTTGCCAGATACCTCAACGTCAGTAAAAACCTGATATCAGACTGGGAACGAGGAGTGAAACGCCCGGGAGGTGCAGCTCTTCGGCTTCTTTCAGTTGTCGAGAAAAACGGGATCCAGGTAATATCCTGATATTCTAATACAACAAAACCCGCCGAAGCAGGTTAAGTGCGGGTGCGTTGAGGATGCCTGACACATCAGAGGTGGCGAGGGATTTCTCCCTCGCCAGGTCTCTTACTCCTCAGGTTCGTAAGCTGTGAAGACAGCGACCTCCGTCTGGCCGGTTCGGATTCGTACCTCGCAGAGGTCTTTCCTCGTTACCAGTGCCGTCACTATGACGGTTAAACAGATGACAATCAGGGCGATTAACATCGCCTTTTGCTGCTTCATAGCCTGCTTCTCCTTGCCTTTCGGCACGTAAGAGGCTAACCTACATGTGCAAAGCATGAAATTGGCCTCAGATTAATGTTAAGCGTCCTGCAAGACGCGTAATGTTAACTGGGGCTTTTCTCTGTCTGCCTTACGGCGGCATGCCCGAGGCAGACAGCCTCAAGCACCCGCAGCAATTCTACTTAACTCTTCTTTCCCCGCAAATCATTTTATCCCCGATGGTAATGTTCTCCCGATATGGGAATTCCCATATCAAGGTTAACTCAATCGGTTAAAGCTCCATTAATTTTCCGGCCAGTTCATCTCGTGGCATTACCAGCCATCCGCGCGATTTAAGCAAAGCCAGGGCTTCTTCAACCGTCACCAGCTGGCCAGGCGCATAACTTCGGATGAAGGCGGTTTTATCGTCACGGATCGCCAGGTGAAAATCGATATTCATTTTTCCCATAGCCCGCTCTTTCTCGTACTGGTTGAAGTAACTGTCTTCGAGTTTTTCGAATACTTCCCACGCCTGATCGGTTTCGAGCATTTTTGCATGACGGGCTGCTCCGCGTTCTGTCCAGAGGATGAGAGTGCGGGTTTTGGGAGAAATTTTCACCTCATTTTGCGACTCGTTTAAAACTAGTCGCAAATTTTTGAGCTCATCACCAACAGCTTTAAAGAAGTGTTTTCCCTCAATAAATCGAGATTTATTTTCATGGTGATTCTGCTGTATACGGATTGCTTCTGTTCCGTAAAGGCGGGCGAGTAACTCAGTTGTGATTACAGGAATCTGGTTATAAGTGACAGGGGAAAGGTTTTTGACAGTAACTTGAGTCGTCATGATAACGCCCTCTGGTTGATGAATTTAACTATCACCACCTTCAGGTCTCAATCATCAGGTGGCGAGACGTACAGGGTTGAGACTACCGGATCAACCAACCGGCCAGCCTTTCGGCTGCCCCATACGCCTCACCATAATTCAGATGTGCGTGCGCATACGACAATAAAAAACACGCTCGCGGCGTGTGTCTGTCGCGGTTGAATATCCGGGGTCTCAATCCCGACGGTCAACTCGACCGTGCGGTGAATATAGCCCCGGATTAGTAATTACGTCAACCCCAGCGGCAAATCGAATAAACCACCAGCGCTACCGCCATTGCAACTCCTGCCGTTACGAATGCCTCAGGCCAGGTCATCGTAAACTATCCTCAGCGCCAATCAGTCCGTTTCGCTTCAGGCAGTCCATCGCTTTATACGGTAATTTGGCTGACAGGCGAAAATCACCCTGCAGCATCAGGCTTATTCCCTTATCCCGGGCTTTCGCTCTGACCGCTGCCTCGCTACGACCAATCAGACTGCCGATACTTTCGACAGTCATCGTTCCCGCGCACTGCCGGAGTATCAGAATTTCAGCCCGGCACCACGTCTTCCACCCACTCACCGCTGCTGTTCTCTGGTGGCGGTAATATCCCGGAGAATATCCCGGCACTTGTTCAGCTCCCGCAGCGCGGCGCAGACTCGCTCCCACTTCTGAACCTGACCTTTTGCCCGGCGCAGCTCGCGGTTAGCCACATGCAGCGATGGTAAAATCAGCCCATCCGGATGCTTTCTGGTGAACGACGGCTGTGACTGCACTGTGACCGCCACACTTTCCGTTTTTATTTCTTCCTGTGTTTCCGCTTCCCGGACTGGTAACGCAACACATGCTGGCTGAGGAAAGGCTTTACCATCGGTTTCCGCTACGGATGCAGCTTCCGGCTCTGCCGGTAAATCAGCGCCCGGTATGCAGTAACGAAATTTACCGTTCTGATTTACGCGTGCCAGGCGCCCCGTTGCTGTTACGACCGCCAACGTGGAAGCAACCTTGCGAATGCTAACACCGAACTTATCCGCCAGTTCCTCACACGTTTTAGCCCCATCCTGACAGATAAACTCAATCATCATGTCCGCGGTAACTTTTTGTTCGACTCCCCGGTCAGCACATCCGGTACTTCAGACTGTGCTGGCTGTTCTTCGGTTACCCCGGATTCACCTTCACCAGCCAGAAACCAGGTGTGACCCGTTTTATCAACAACGCCATGCTATACGAGTTCCCACAGTTCGTTGAGAACTTCTTCACGGCTGATATCAAGCCGCGCCGCCAGTTCAACAGAATTGGCTTTACCCATCGTTTTCAGTGCATGCAATACGGTTTCCATTAAAACTTCCTCCGGATAAAAATTACTTCTCAGTTCCTGTGCTGGCTGACGTTCGGACGCCAGCTCTCCCAGTTAAACGTCACCCAGCGACCACCGTTCATGGACATGCGGTCCATCACCCGCTCGCCGAGAAGTGTATTCATCGCTGCATGGTTAAGATTTGTCAGCATCCCCACACTGAGTAACGATGCCGTTCTGCGGTCAACAATCTGATTCAGCGTGACCTGCTCATTACGCGTATCCCGTTGCATGCCAATTTCATCCAGTACCAGCAGGTCAACGCCACACAATCCCTGCAAAAATTTTTCGCCCGAGTTTTTGTTGTCGTAGCTGCCATGTAACGCCAGCATCACATCCGCCACTGTTATCACAATCACACTGCGACCTTTCGCCAGAAGGTGGTTGCCAATAGCCGCCGCCAGGTGGTTTTTTCCTGTGCCAGGCCTGCCACTGAAAACAAAATTCGTACAGCCGCCTTCCAGCTCTGCCGCAATGGATTTCGCCTGACTCAGGGCATGGCGCTGACCATCGTTCTGCACCCGGTAGTTACCGAACGTACACTTCCGGTGAAGCGGCTGGATACCGGAGCGGTTAATGATTTTTTCAACCCGCGTCTGATGATTCAGACGATTAACCTCCTCGCTTCGCTTACGCCCTTCAGCAAGCTGCCATTCCCGCCACTCCGTCACCGTACGGTACGGAGGGATTGCATCCTGCGGCACAAATCTGCTGACTCTTGCCAGAACACCACCTGACGTAATGTTTTTCATGATGCGCTACCCCCTGAAACCCGGCGGAATTTCGGTATCCGGTTCAGAAATATGATTCACACAACGCTGTACAGGTGAACGTCCCAGGCGGATGACCAGTTCGTCCCATTTTTCGCGGAGTTTTGACGGGCTCATGATGTTTTTTACCCAGAATTGATCTCGCTGTACCCGACCAAACATTTCGCAAATTTGTCTGTGGCTTCTGCCATCCAGCATCCGCATTGTGCGCACGTCATTGGCCCAGGCTGTCCAGTTAGGCTCTTTTGGTCGCATGATCTCTCCATCGTCGCTGGCAGCCTGTTCGTAAAGGTTCACGATCCGCCCCCAAATCCACTGCGCACACGCCAAATCCTCCCTGCTACCCCACTGGCGTTTTTTCGCACTAAACACAACCGCGTCGGGGTTCCGGGTTAAAAAATCCTGTTCAGCGGTCTGCTGGTCCGGTTGCGAAGCTTCCGGACGAAAAGTGTTTTTATTCTCTGTAGTAATCTCTGTTGTATTCTCTGTAAGATCATCAGGCCATTTTGACCCGATGACATTGGGTCGTTTTGAACCAATGGAGCGTTTCATTTTGACCTCTTCCATCGTGTCATTTTGACCTGATGGAGCGGCGCATTTTAAACCGATGGATTCGCTCAATTTGCCACCATCTAAAAGCTCGCTCCCGTAGTTGATCGTGTAGAAATTGGTCATATCGCGCTTTGATTTATTGAGCTTTTCACAACGCAAAAGCCCCAGCGTTTTCAGACTTGCAAACGCGCGCTTTAACGTTGACTCTGACCAGAATGGGAACTGTTCCAGCCATTGTTCCGTTGTGTTGTAAATCCAGCGAACACCATCACATTCCATGCCGGAATTGGTATCTCTCAACCAGTAATGCAACTGCTGCAACACAATGGCTTCATTTAAGCCAATCTTCATCGCAAGCTGTGTGTTTATAACCAGTGGGCGTTCAGCAAAAAGAAGGCTCATAATTCCATCCAGCTTTTTGTTGGTATTGCTGTCGATACGCAAGTTTGAAAGCAATTGCTTTTTCTATAAGTTCGTCAGTTTCACGATCCACTACGGCAGGATCAGCAAAAAGCAGTCCGGACTCCACCACATCGCCATATTCTTTGTTTAACCCGGCGATCATGTACGTGATGCTTTTTCCGTCACTAATTTCACGATACAACCTGAAATCATTAATCCGAATAGCCTCCATAATTGCAGGCACTAGCGCCGTGAACTTTTCACGCTTATCCCTGGTGTCGATAGCCTTCCAGCGTTCGAATATCTTCACTCGATTAACGCCAAGTGCTCGCTGATCAACCGCGCCACCTTCATCTGTGACACGCTGAACATCGATGTTCGGGCGCTCTTTCAAAGCCCAGAATGCTTCAGTGATTAATATCGTCGCCTGCTCCTGTGTCATTCCTGGTCGACATATCCAGGCATCCAGAGCCTCACGAGCCTGTTCAGGAGTGATTTTCATTGTTCAACCGCCCCGCCCGCTTCGTCTTACGATATTCGTCATAAACCTTGGGATCATACAGAAGCTCGCCGCCAGATGCCTCCTGTAGACGCATCGCGCGACCTTCAGGAACCAGCTCTTGCCATTGAGAAACAGCAGATGGGTCAACGCCAGCAGCTTTCGCTACTTTGGCTTTCGTACCGTAAAAATTAATTACGTCTGATTTAAACATCGCACCTCCAATATTGAGTTTTCTCAATGCTAATCACTCAAGGAATCTCAAGTCAAGGGTTATTAAGATATCTAAATATGAACGAGAAAACTTTAGGTCAACGCATTAGAGAAAGACGTAAGCAGGTAGGCTTAAGTCAAAACGGTTTAAGCAAAGCTGCTGGCGTATCTGGCTCATCAATTTCATTATGGGAAAGTGACCATACAGCCCCGCGCGGGCAAAATTTGCATCGCCTCGCCGAGGTATTGCAATGTTCACCAACTTGGATACTGTTTGGCGACGAGGACAAAACACCAGCTCCCCCTGTTTCACTCGATAGTGCCTTAGACTTATCGGAAGATGAGTTAGAGATGCTGCGTTTGTATCGCGCACTTCCTAAATCAGAGCAACAAGCACAACTCAGCGAACTCCGCGCCCGCGTTGAGAATTTTAATCGCCTGTTCACCGAGCTATTAGAGGCTCGCAAACGCAACAAGCATCAATAATCATCCCTTCACAAAATTTTAAAGCCTTACATTTCAATGTATTGGCTTTATCTTGCGCCAACACTTGAGTTTTCTCATCAAAAAACCTTGACGAAAAATAATGAGAAAACTAAATTACCTCCATCAAGACACCGCACGGTGTTCTCAGCAAACAGTTCCGCTACCCCGGCGTTAAGGGGAAATGAGGTCAGCATGGATACTATCGATCTTGGCAACAGCGAATCTCTGGTATGCGGAGTATTCTCCAACCTGGACGGCACGTTTACCGCGATGACGTATACCAGAAGCAAAACGTTTAAAACTGAAGCTGGCGCGCGTCGCTGGTTAGCCAGAAACACTGACTGATGAGGTTGACGATGGAATTTAAAGATTTACCTCCTTCAATCCAGGAGATTGCAGCACACACACTTCGTCATCGTCTGAACGAACTTGAATTGGAATCGGTAACGAAAAAAGACACTGATAATATGGCTCGTAATGTGCGCGATGCGTTTACCGGATTGTATTTCTGTGCGTCTATAAATAAACACGACTCAGAGAGTGTGGCAAATAAAATTGCAGAAACGACAGCGCAAAACATCAATACGAAACCAACGGAAGAAGAAATTGATCAGTTTGCTCATGATGCTGGTTTAAAAAACAAGAAAGAAAAATCGCCATATGCGGGGAACATGTTTGTTTATGACAATCTCATCAGAATTCGTGGCGAAATTCCGGCGGAATACCTGGCAAGAGTCCATCAGGCATTGCTTAAAAATTTGGAAACAGAATTATTTGATGGCAACACTAACGGTTTCTTCATGGTATCAGGCCTTGAGAAAGACTGGGATGCAGAAAAACGCTGGAATGTTGCTACATGGTTATTCAGTAACAGAGCCGCTGCACTGGAAGCTTCGGCATGTATTTGCGGCCTGTTCTTAACAGACCACAAATATAATCTGGATGTGTACAGTTATATTTACGCTGAACACGGTCCACTCTGGATTGACTGGTAATTATAAGGAAACACCAGCAGGGCCGCGGCGACCAACAGAACGATTAAAATCAATAATGCCATTATAAAGGACATTATTTAATTTATCGTCGAATGCTGATTCTGTGAGCCTCAACTCTGAATGAGTTTTTAATAACCCTGATTGCCTGAGTTGATTTACCAGGCATTCAATCTGTTTTTCAATAAGCGGATTTCTTTTTTGTTTGGCATTTTATCCTCCATTGAGGTTCTGGGTTAAAAATGGAGACCAACACGCTGTCACGTGTGGTCGTGCGCCGGACACGGATAAGAATCCGGTACTGACAGTTTACTGAAAGGATATTTCCCTGAAAAGTCAGTGCATAACGCGAAAGCGTACGGCGAAGCTCTTTCCCTTAGAAGGCTTGTCGTTAGATTTCTTCGAACGTGCGCTTCCGGTTGTGGCACTCCGCGAAATGGCGCGGCGGTAAGTATGGCGGGGTTATTCCTTCCCCATTGAGGACACCGGGTTGTCAGGTTGACCATACGCTTAAGTGACAACCCCGCTGCAACGCCCTCTGTTATCAATTTTCTGGTGACGTTTGGCGGTATCAGTTTTACTCCGTGGCTGCTCTGCCGCCCTTTTTAAAGTGAATTTTGTGATGCGGTGAATGCGGCTAAGCGCACGCGGAACAGTTAAAACCAAAAACAGTGTTATGGGTGGATTCTCTGTATCCGGCGTTAATTGTTAACTGGTTAACGTCACCTGGAGGCACCAGGCACTGCATCACAAAATTCATTGTTGAGGACGCGATAATGGAAACGTTATTACCAAACGTTAATACGTCTGAAGGTTGTTTTGATATTGGTGTTCTGCTCAGTAACCGGGAGTTTACTGAAGATGCCATTAACATGAGGAAATATGAGCCTTATCTGCTCAATGATAATTCCATACTTTCCCGAATTGCTCTTCTTGAACTTGGTATTTTCGGAGAACGTCAATAACTTCAGCATTTGCACTGATGATGACGGTTTTTCTTATAACGGGTGAATCACAGAATGTGATTACCGGAATTTATGCCAGTAAAGAATCCTGCCTCCAGGCAAGAGACGAGCAAAAAATTTCTGGTGAATGCCTCCCGGTAAAAAAAGTATCGCTGTACCTGAATAACGAAACACCGGCTGGATAACCCTCCAGCCATATTAACACCATACCAACGGATTAAAAATGCCAGCAATGGCAGGGATTTGTTCACCCTTAAATCTGTAATGAGGTTTATCAATGAGCACTGATAAAGAAGAATTTGCGCTATATTGCGAAGCAAAAAATGACAAAGTCAGAAAACGTCTGGGAATTAAAGGTGGTTTTTACTGGACTACAGCAAAAAAATTATCTGTTGCCATCTCCCGCTGCATTACCGCAATGGATGACAACGATTATGATGAAGACGACTTTAAAAAACCCGTTCGCGTCCATTTACCCGTTGTGAATGACCTTCCACCTGAAGGCGTGTTTGATACCGAATTCTGCAACCGATACGAAAAAGGCGGGGAAGATGGCATTACAATGGTATTTATCGCGCCCTCTCCCTCCGTGCAGGAGAAACCAGCCAGTACTGACAATACCAACGTCAACGGCGAAGACATGACGGAGATTGAGGAGAATATGCTCCTGCCGGTTTCTGGTCAGGAGCTGCCCATTCGCTGGCTTGCGCAACACGGCAGCGAAAAACCAGTAACGCACGTTGCACGGGAAGAACTTCAGGCATTACATATAGCACGGGCGGAAGAACTGCCGGCTGTTACTGCCCTGGCCATTTCTCACAAAACAAAGCTGCTCGACCCGCTGGAGATTCGCGACCTTCACAAACTGGTACGCGACACTGACAAAGTTTTCCCTAATCCCGGTAATTCAGACCTGGGACTGATAACTGCTTTTTTCGAGGCATACCTGGACGCTGACTACACTGATCGGGGTCTGCTGACAAAAGAGTGGATGAAAGGAAATCGTGTTTCGCGTATCACCCGTACGGCTTCCGGTGCAAATGCCGGTGGCGGGAACAAAACCGATCGCAATCCGAATTTAGTACACACCTTCGATACGCTGGATGTGGAGATTGCAGCAGCCACACTTCCGATGGATTTTAATATTTATGAAATTCCGGGCAGCGTTTATCGTCGCGCAAAAGAAATCGTCCTGAAAAGAGAAAGTCCGTTCAAAGAATGGTCCGCAGCACTTCGCGCAACCCCGGGTATTCTGGACTATTCCCGCGCCGCTATTTTTGCACTTATCCGGAGCGCTCACCCTGAGTTTTATCACTACCCGGGACGCCTTCAGGGGTATATCAACGCCTACTTAACGGAGACTGATCACGAGAACCCCAGCAAGGAAACTCTCACTGCTGCACGACATACACCGGAAAAAGATATCCTGGAAGAAGTTAACCGCGAACTGTCTGCTAAGCAGGAAACAGAAGAAGAAGAAAATGATGAAGAAAAACCGCAACCATCTTGCGCAATGGCAGATGAACAGGCAACGGCTGAAACAGTGGAACCGGATGCAACTGAACATCATCAGGACACGCAGCCGCTGGATGCTCAGTCACAGGTAAATTCTGTTGATGCGAAATATCAGAAACTGCGGGCAGAACTCCATGAAGCCCGGAAAAACATTCCGCCCCCAAACCCTGTCGATGCAGACAAATTACTGGCTGCCTCTCGCGGAGAATTTGTTGAAGGGATTAGCGACCCGAATGATCCGAAATGGATTAAGGGGATCCAGACCCGCGATTCTGTGTACCAGAACCAGCAAGAAACGGAACAGAACGACCAGAAAGCGGAACAAAACAGCCCAAATGCGTTACAAAACGAGCCAGAAACGAAACAGCCTGAACCAGTGGCGCAACAGGAAGTGGAAAAAGTCTGCACCGCCTGCGGTCAGACCGGCGGCGGCAACTGCCCTGATTGTGGCGCGGTGATGGGCGACGCAACATACCAGGAAACATTCGATGACAAGAACCTGGTTGAAGTTCAGGAAGACGATTCGGAGAAAATGGAAGGCGCTGAACATCCACACAAGGAGAATGCTGGCAGCGCTCAGGACCACGCCAGCGATAGTGAAACTGGCGAGACGGCAGATCCCTTAATTACGGTGAACGGTCATCACGTTATCACATCCACCAGCAGGACGTGTGACCATCTAATGATCGACCTTGAAACCATGGGAAAAAATCCTGATGCCCCGATTATCTCAATAGGTGCAATATTTTTCGATCCGCAAACCGGAGATATGGGACCGGAATTTAGTAAGACTATCGATCTGGAAACTGCTGGCGGAGTCATTGATCGGGACACCATTAAATGGTGGCTTAAGCAATCACGCGAAGCGCAATCTGCCATTATGACCGATGAAATCCCGTTAGATGATGCACTGTTACAATTGCGGGAATTTATCGACGAAAACTCCGGTGAATTTTTTGTTCAGGTCTGGGGAAATGGAGCCAACTTCGACAACACGATTTTGCGCCGTTCATACGAACGGCAGGGGATCCCCTGCCCGTGGCGTTACTACTACGATCGCGATGTGCGCACAATCGTTGAGCTGGGGAAAGCCATAGACTTCGATGCCAGAACGGCTATTCCATTCGAAGGTGAGCGCCATAATGCACTTGATGACGCCCGTTACCAGGCAAAATACGTTTCAGTTATCTGGCAAAAACTGATCCCGAGTCAGGCTGATTCTTAATGTTCAACTGTCGCCGGTTGTGACTGGTATTCTGCAACCGGCGCTCGTCTGATGTAAGAGATAAAGAAAGCGATGAGCGAAGTAATCATGATTGTCTCTCCCGGCAAATGGGTATCCGAAGAGCAGTTAATTGCGCTGAAAGGAATAAAAAAAGGTACGTTAAAAAAGGCCCGGGAAAAATCGTTTATGGAAGGAAGGGAATATAAGCATGTCGCTCATGACGGTATGCCATGGGATAACAGTCCATGCTTTTACAACCTGGAAGAAATTGATCGCTGGATTGAGCGCCAGGCATCTGCAAGACCAAGACGTCATCTTGCTTGACTAAAAGCAACACGAACCAATGAGAGAAGCTGAAATGAAATATCCGACAGGCGTGGAAAACCATGGAGGGAAATTACGTATCTGGTTTGTTTATAAAGGTGTAAGAGTCCGGGAAAATCTTGGGGTTCCTGACACAGCAAAAAACAGGCGCATTGCAGGTGAGCTACGCGCCTCTGTTTGTTACGCAATAAAAACTGGCGCTTTCGACTATGCAAAACAGTTTCCCGCCTCACACAATCTGGAAAAATTTGGTGAGGCCCGACAAGATTTAACCATAAAAGAACTGGCTGAAAAATTTCTGGCACTGAAAGAAACTGAAGTCGCAAAAACGTCACTCAACACGTACCGTGCCGTCATCAAAAATATTCTGAGCATAATCGGTGAAAAAAATCTTGCATCATCGATTAATAAAGAAAAATTGCTGGCGGTACGTAAAGAGTTACTGACTGGATACCAGATCCCCAAAAGTAACTATATTGTTACACAACCAGGGAGATCGGCTGTTACCGTAAATAATTACATGACAAATCTTTACGCCGTGTTCCAGTTTGGTGTTGATAACGGTTATCTGGCAGACAATCCATTTAAGGGGATCTCACCATTAAAGGAGTCGAGAACCATCCCGGATCCACTTTCGCGGGAGGAGTTTATCCGCCTTATTGACGCGTGCAGAAATCAGCAAGCCAAAAATTTATGGTGTGTTTCCGTTTATACTGGGATTCGCCCTGGTGAACTCTGTGCGCTTGGGTGGGAAGATATAGATCTGAAAAATGGAACAATGATAATCAGAAGAAATCTGGCAAAAGACCGTTTTACAGTACCAAAAACACAGGCGGGAACCAATCGTGTGATTCACCTTATTAAGCCCGCAATCGACGCTCTCCGGAGTCAGATGGCACTAACGAGACTGAGCAAAGAGCATATCATCGATGTTCACCTCAGAGAATTCGGCAGAACAGAGAAACAAAAATGTACCTTTGTTTTTCAACCTGAAGTGTCAGCGAAAGTAAAAAATTATGGTGACCATTTTACCGTTGACTCAATAAGGCAGATGTGGGACGCAGCGGTAAAGCGTGCCGGAATCCGCCATCGCAAATCGTATCAGTCGAGACACACTTATGCCTGCTGGTCGTTAACAGCAGGAGCTAACCCGGCATTCATTGCAAACCAGATGGGCCATGCAGATGCGCAAATGGTGTTTCAGGTGTACGGGAAATGGATGTCAGAAAATAATAATGCGCAGGTAACGCTGTTAAATACACTGTTAAGCGAGTTTGCCCCAACCATGCCCCATAACGAAGAGATGAAAAGTTAATTTTTTATTTATCAATTAG